ACCCTCCTATAGCCAATTTTATACGCGGTGGCGTTTCTAATCATAACAGCATGCCAGTAACTCTCCAAGTCCCACCAGTCTTCAGGCGTTTCGTCTACCCGTAGATCCGCCTTACTTAGCCGATACATATATTTTACATCGGACCCTCTCAGTTCTTCAAGGTCGTATTGTAGGAACAGCCGCATATCGTCTGTGCTAAATGTCCATAAGGTCTCTGTCGCAACATGGTTATGCGTAATATACGCCCCACGTAGTCGCTCGCCTAAATCATAATCCGGAAACACGTGGTCAAGAGTTCCGGTGCACCGATATACTTCTCCAGTCTTCAAGATGACTAACGCTTCTTCATGATCTAGAGCTACAGCCTTCTCGTCAAAAGCATCCAGCTCTTTTGCAATAGCACGCACGTCCCACACAGGAATACTTTTGATTCGTTTAGGCTCCTCATGCAGAGGGACACCGGCTTCTGGGTCTCCTATTGTAGCCCCCAACCCCCATTTCTTTTTCTCCATCCGGTAGGTCAAAAAGCATCTGCAGTTAATGTCTTCTCCCGCGACTCCCATTTTGCCGGGCGCGGGGCCGCTTGCACCGGACGGAAGCTTGAAATCCTCATCGAGCGGGATCTCTACGCCGTCCATGGCAGCGTGGTTGTAAAAGCCAGGCTTACCGCTCTTCCAGCCTTTCTTCGTCTTATATCTGCGGTTTGGCCGGACGCGCTCATCCTTCATGGTGTTCCAGCGCTTCAGCATCTGGTAGCCCGCAGGAGCGGCTTTCTCCTGCAGCGCTGCTGCGGCGTCATTGTTTCCAGCCTCTCTGACTCTGTGCGCCTCAGTCCTTGCGATGCGGACCGCTTTGCCGTAATACCCGCCTGCACCGTCTGCGCCCGCAAGGGTCTCTGCTATGCGCCGTGTCATCGTGTCATAGCGGTCGCCTTGGCTCAGTCCCACACCGACTGACTGCTTTATGCCGTAGATGATTTCTCCGCGCTTTTTTTCCAACCGGTCGGCAAGCGTGAGCCCATTCACAGGATTGTGCACTGCCTCCGCGACTACCTCCGGAGCGACCGCGCGGATTGTCTGAAGACTCTCCTGCAAAGCATCATCAGTCGCAGCGCGCTGTACCGCTGACACCATGCCGTCGTAGCATTTTGCGTAGCTCTCTTTGGCAAGCTGCTCTATGATACGGCACTCCTCGAGGGACGCAATGCCGGTACTCCGCATAATCTCTTCCAAGAGCCTTGCGTCCATACCGTCACGGTGCAGCACAGCGTAGTCAATCGCGCCCGTCTCCGGATCCGCATATCGCGCATACGATTCAGCGACACGCTCGCCAATCTCCTTCATGAGCTGCCGATAAAGCTTTTTGAGCTCTTTCACGGCGCTCTGCTCTCTGTGCTCTTCGATTCTCCGGACTGTGCTTAGATACCGATTCAGCGCGTCGCTCGTGCCGCTCATTCAGCTTCACCGCCCTCGGGTGGTACATTCATTCCCTTTTTGCTTACCGTGCCTTCCTTGGCCGTCTCGTCGCTCTCAGGGGCTTTCCCGAAAAGGTTCAGTGCGTCCTGCTGCCGCTCCTCTTTCAGGGCAAGCAGATAGTCGATATCGTCGACCGCGGAGAGCTGATTGTAGGCAATCTCATCCGGCACGCCTGCATTGATAAGCGCCTGCACGGCCTGCGCCTCCGAGAGCACATCGACCGGGAAATTGCGCTTGTACTCAACGTACGCCTGGAGGTAGTCAAAAGGAATGCTCTTTTTCATAAAGGCCGAACCGAGCAGCCGGAACATGTACACGTCCGCGCTGTTCATTTTCGCCTCAAAAGCGCCGCACTTCGCTTCAAAAGCTGTGAGCTTAAATTTGAGGCTGATGCCCGATGCTGCATTGAAGGTTTCGTCGTTTAGGTTTGGCGTTTTGGAGAAGCGATAGATGTTTCGCTCGAGGCGGTCGAGGTGATGCTCGTTAAAACTGTCATTGATATCCTTTGTGAGGTAGTACACCCTGTGCGCGCCGTCCGCGTATCCGGGGCTAATCTGCAGCACTCCGGAGCGCTCCACCCCCGCAAGCTGCGCCTGGGAAAGTTCGCCGATGCCGTCAAGGACCTGCAGCGCGTGGGTGTTACCCTCAGCGTCGTTTGCGTTGTCCGATACGGTCTTGTCGTACTCATCAATGAGCGCCATGACGCGCTCTGCGCTGCTGAGCATCTCGCCATTCAGCGGGATTGCCTGGAGCGGGCAGAAATCGAAAAGGTGCTCTTCCTCTCCGGAGCGAATGAAATTGCCGAGAGCGCCCTCAAAGTGATGCACGCTGTGCCCGTCATAGGCGTCCGCGTGCCACACATCTGCGCCGGAGATGCCCGTCGTAGCGTAGTACCGGACAGCGTAGTCAGGCTCTTGAATTTTATCCCGCGCCAGCACGATGGTCTCATACGGCGGCACGACCATCACGCGCTCATCACCGTGCCGGTCAATGTAGAAAAGCCTTCCGGCATAGCCGCACACGGAAGCGAACTTTGTAACCTCAAGGTTTACATCGTACATATTGTTTCGTGTCACGAACTCCGAGAGGGCCTTTTTCGCTGCCTCAACGGCAGCCTCTCCGCCGGTCGCGCTCTCCGCGCTCTCATCCTCTGCATAGCTGTAGGATGCAGCCTTTCCGGCAAAGTAACCGACCATCACATCATTGATTTCGCCAAAGAAATCATTGTTGACCTTGTTATTCAGCTGCGGGACTGCATTGCCGCTGTCGTCCTTAAGCTCATCCGAGAAGCGCGGAATGCGCGAAAAAATAGGCACCTTGTCCTCGTAGCATTTATACCGCTCGTATAAGTCCTTCGTGCGACAGCGGTTCAGCTGATGCGCATTGATAATGCGGTTTACGATGTCATCCGTAAAACCGTTTTCGTCGATATAGTCGATGTACTCGCTGTAATCGGGATAGTCGTCCGTTCTCCTCATAGTCTTGCCTTTCCGGGCTCCGCCCTTGCGCCGCCGTATAGCACGCCGATGCCGTACCGCATGGAGTCCATACCGTGTGAAAATTCGTGGTCGGGCTTGTCCGTCGGCTGTCCGTCGCGGCCTTTCGCCCAGCAGTAATTCTCAATTTCTTTCTTGAATTCGAGGCAGCGCGGATGCACGACAATCTGAAAATTCTGAATGAATTGGATACCGTGATTCACGCTGTCGCGGCCTTTAAGCGACGGCTCGGCCTTGAGACCGAGCTGCCTAAGCTCCGCAATGGATTTCGGCTCCGCGCTGTCGCAGACAATGCGCTGCCCGCCGTAGCCCTTTTCGATAATCGCCTTTGCGATTTCTTGGTTTGTCGCTCCGGAGCGGTACCACTCATCGAAAACATAGATTTTCTTCTCTGCGTCATCGACCAGCTCGCACACAAAAGCGTTCGGGTCCGTAAAGCCGAAGTCGAGATTGAACGCTGATTTCATGCCGGGCTTTGCCCGAAGCGCGTCAACGTCGAAATCTTCGTACACGACATTCGTGTAAATCAGGCCTTCCGCGATACCCCAATCGCCGTCACCCTCGATGCGGTAGCGCCGCGGATTCTGTTCCTTCATTTTCCGGAATATTGCGCGGTCGGCTTCATCGAGCCACTCATTGCACTTCCAAGTTGTGGTTTTCGTGAAGACCTCATCGTCCGGCGCGTCAAAGAATCGCTTTTTAAGCCAGCTCGTAGCTGACCACGGGTTAAAGGTCAGCGTGATTTGCTTAAAATAGCCCTCCGGCACCTCGCCTCTAATGGACATGTCGAGTTTGTTGAAGTCATCTTCGTTCGCAAGCTCAAAACTTTCCTCTACCCAAACCCAACAGAGAACTCCGTAGTCGACCGAAATCGATGTAATCTTCAGGCCGTCGTCCAGTCCGCGAAAAAGGATTTTCTGCCCCGTGGAGCGGCGTGTAATCTGCATCGGCGACACCGTGCAGTCGAAATACGCGTCTACTCCGAGGCGGTGAATCGCCCATTTGAGGTCAGAGAAGACCGAATCGCGAAGGGTATTTGAGTACCGGCGCACACAAAGCGCGTTGCTTTCCGGATACTGGAAAAGCCGGAAAATCAGATTAAGCGCCGCCGTCTTGCTTTTCTTGGATCCACGAGACCCTTTGCACACACGGTAACGCTTTTTTGTCTTCCAAAAATCCGCGTAGCCGGTGCCCACAAGCTCCTGCAAAGATAATCGCGTCAGGGGCACCGCCTCCTTTCATGCAATAAAAAAGAGCGGTCATACTGCGATGTCCGCTCCGGTGTCCGGATTCTCTGTGTCTTTTGTCGCGTCCCAATGGCCGTCTGCTCCTACGTAGTAGTAATACGGCGCTCCGCCAACCGACGGCTGCGTCCCACGTACATAGGCGTCCTTCGCCATGAGGCCGGTCTTCGTGAGGTAGTACTGCGCGCCCTGGTACTCAAGCCACTGCCCGGCAAGCATACCGCCGTCTCCGGCGAGGTAGTACCAGCCCG